TTCTTCATACCTTTCATTCTAGCACAGAATGATGCTCTTCTTTTATTACCTTTCTTTTTAGTTGGTGCTTTTAAGTCAGAACCAGGATTTTCTTTCTCATAAGATTTTCTCCCTTTCTCATTTAAACCACCTTCTTTATTCTGCCCTGACTTCTTTGTCCATGCAGCACCTTCTTTTACAAGAAGACCATCATCTCTAACCTTCATACCTTCTGGTATTGGTTTGCATTTCTTTTCTTCCCTACAGTAATAGTTACCAGTACCACAGGACTTGTCTTCTTCAGATATACAGAATTGATGAAAGGTTTTCATGCTATGCTTGGAATGCTACGCCAGATGCCCAAACACTTGATGACCCTCCTGCCTGTAATGTTTGGTCGCTTTCTTTCTTTATAGTTATTCTTTCTCCTGCACCAATATAAACTTCGGACGCTGAAGAATAATTTGAGTCACCATGAGGTGTTGATGTAATTTTTACTGCTGAGTTTCCAGTATTAAGAACAGAAACCAAGACGCTGCTAGAGACATTACTAGCTCCTGTCTGAATATCTACTGCAGTTGTTAATGGTTTAACGATGAACATTTTACTGAAGTTTCTTTTATTTAGTATCTTTTAGACCTTGTTTCAACAGTTTCGACAATTCTGCTGTAGATCCAACGAACAAGGCATTATTATTTGTAACCTTGTTTTTCTTAGGACCTTCTTCAAGGTCTTGCATTTTCTTTTGTAGATCTATTAGTTTCTCTGTAGCGTCAGAAACACTCTTAACTAATTGACCTGCAACCTCAAATGCTCTAGGGTGATCAGTGTTATTAGCGACATCTATAATACCTGCTAATGCTTCCTGACCTTTTTCTATAACATCATATAGTTGACCACGTGAGTATTCATAATCTTTTTTGACATCTTTATCAATATCAATGTCACGTTCTTTCTTTTTGAGTTTAGGTTTCTCAGGAGGAAGAACCTCTGCTGCTACATCTAAACTCTTTTCGATGCCACTTGTATCCATTATACATCCTCAAAGAAACTAGCAGTTTCATTGAAACCAAAGTCGTCACCAGGAACTAGAAGTGAATCATCAATAGCATCAATAACGTTATCAGCATTCTTATCTATCTTCGCTTTAGGTGTTACCTGATATTTACGGTAACGTCCTGGCGATTCAATATTAGTAGTGCTGTATTCTTTAGTGATTGCTTTCTTAATGAATCCAACATCAGTTGTAGGACCATAAATGTATGTCTTAACTTGGAAATCTAGTGTCCATATGATAGTTCTTCTATCAGAGAAGTCACCATCATAGTCATCTACAAACGATACATTGTTTAATATGATAGGAATATCTTTAATTATATTTGCTTCTTCTACTAATTTTATTGATAAGTTAAATGATGGTTGGAATGTTGGAAGTATTTGTTCTACAATTTGAAGTGAATCTTCTTGAGTTCTTGTAATTACACTTAGTTCAAAACCTAGATTATATGGAACTGGTACAAAAGTTTTCTTTACCCCTTTAGTAGCATCTCCACCATAAGTAGTATAGTTTATTGGACTTTGTTTCCTACCAGGATCATATGAAATACCATTCATTTCAAATGACATACGAGGTAGAGATATAGCATTAGGTCTACCAAGTTCTGGTTGTTCAGTCAACCTTGCTAAGAATTTTGATCTAGGACCATATGCCAAGGGAACTTTCATTCTCTGGTATGTGGTATTGTCATCATTGTATCTACGAATCTCTAGGTTATTGAATAGTGTACCAAAACCAATAACTGTCTTTCGTATTATTTGATCGTAATTGTAAGTTCCTAGCATAATTAACTCCTATTGCCAAATTCACCAAACGGATTAACCTCAGTAAAATCGAGAAGGTTATCACCTAATGTCTCGAAATCTAGGTTATCTGCATAGCTGTCTTTAATGTTAAGTTCATCGAATGTAGTTATATTTATAGTGAAACCAGAATCGCTTCCTGTGAGTGTCTCACCAGTTTGAAACTCTCCATTGAATGCTCTTAGTTCTACCCAAGATTCTGTAGTGTTCCAAAGGTTAACTTTAGCAGTAGTACCACTAGTACCACCAGTTACTGTCTCACCTATAGATGGTGCTCCAGTAATACTATCGTAATAGTATTTAACAATGAATCCTTCATCTACCTGTGTATCTAGTATACCACTGTCACCACCAGTTTCTCCACTGTACTGGAAGAGTTCACATGTAAGTTTGTATGTATATAATTTACCAAACTGATAGAAAGGATCTTCATGCTCTACAAATTTAATCTCAAATAGGTTAGCAGATAGGGGGAACCATACTAAATCTCCCTCTTGTGGTCTACTTCCTACTTCAATACTTTCTGCACCAGTCAATGAATATGCAACAAAGTCCTCATACATACCACGAGATATTACTAACTTTATTTCATCACTAGATTGGATACCAAACTTAGTTAAGAAATCTCCATTACCATCAAACCCTGCAAAGTTTTCTAGATAACCAGACATCACAAAACTATCATTAAACTCTGAGATAACCTCATCATTTAATATAGTGTCTTTCTTTATTAGTTTTCTAGGAATATAAACAATATCCAACCCAAACATCTTTAGATATTCATCTATAAGATTCCCATTAAGAATCTGTTCGTTCCTAGTACCGTGAGTAAAATAGGTATTCTTAGCCATTTATCCTATTTCCCAGTTAGGTGGAAGTTCGTATGTAGATGTAATCTCATCCTCTATTTTCATGACTTCAGAATTACCATCGTCATATAACTCTCTACCATTCATTGTAATACCACCAGGTAACTGTGCACCTTTAAACTTGATAAGGTTCTGTCCCCACTGTCTCTTTATAAGTGCAGTAGTATATTTCTTTAAGAACGGATCATTATAAACCTCAGTGTATGTTTGAGGATCTAACAATCTATGACAGTCAATGATCAAATAAGATCCCTCATCTAACATCAACCTATCAGTGTCAATATATAAACGATCAGCACGTCTGTTAAATCTAAAAGGTATGAATGCTCCGTTATTTAAGACCATATCTAATGTCTCAAGATATGTCTTAGTCATAAAATAAGAAAGAATATCAACTGAACCAAACTGATACAAATCGTTTAGGAACAATTGATATTCTAATCCAAATAAATTACTTCTTATATTACTTCCCTTAACACCAAACACTCTATTAACACCTAGTACTTGAGGTGGTATAGGTAAGAAATTATCTCTTTCTTCCCACTCTGTTTGCTCTTGTACACCTGTTATTTGTATCTTGGCATCACCACTACCACCTGTAAAAGTAATTTCATCTTCTACTTTATAACCTGTACCAGCAACATTCACCTCTACTTCTGTTAGCTTACCATCTACTGCAGTAATATCAAAAGTAGCACCATTTCCTGTGCCACCAGAATAATTAGAAGCAATAGTAGCAGTGGTGTATCCACTAGTACCTTCTTCTAGTAACTTGACAGTTAGTATTGCACCTGTAGTGGTTCCTAATAATTGTTCTTGATCTAATCCTCTAAACTTAGCAACATCAGACGCTGTAAGTTTATGCTTCAAGAACATTCTCTCGACACCATCGAAGTGACGTTCTTGAAACAATTGGATAGCATCATCTATTAGGTCATCAATCTGATCATCATCAACATTGATTTCCAATACGGGTGCACCTAATCTTCTTAGACAATAATCTTTTAGTTCTGTTTTTGTAGTCGGTTGTGCCATTTAATCCCAGACATAACATTCCTCTACTATATTTAGCAGAGGACTACTTTACTATTAAGATACTATCTCTTTTTCTTTAGGTATTTCTGAGGATTCTTTTAATTCTTCACCATTTCCATCCATCAGAGCAAGAGTTTCTAAACCACCAACTAGTTTTAGTTTATAATCTCTTGCAGTATTAAGTTGTTCTTCTAGTTTCTTAATTTTCTCGTCGAGTTCTTCAAGTTGTTTAGTGAAGTTAGTTTTCAATTCTTCAGGTGTTTTCATTTTGTTCTGCAATTAATGATGAAAGGTTTTCAATAATTCCTTGGCACTTAAAGTACTCTTCTTTTTTAGAATTAATTTGAGCATCAAGATTTTTAACGTCTTCAACAATTTGTGCTTGACGTTGTTGTGCTTGATTAAGTTTTTCAGAAAGATCCATTGTTATCAAGTAAAAGATATATACTTGATTATTTAGCCACCTAATTCATAGGCACTTGGAGTGAGGTCAGGGTTGCTAACCGAACTACCAGGAGATAATGTTGAAGCATCACATCCATCTGTAGATTCCCAAGTAGATAAATTTTGATGAAGTTTATTCATCATATAAGTTAATTCTTTTTCATCATAAATATGAAATCTTTCTGTAGGTTCTCCAACCAATAGAAATGGATCTTCAATATTTTTTAATCTAACTTTTTTCCATTCTGATCTTGCTTCTGCCCATGTAGAGTATGGAGTAGATATTGCTTTTTCAAAAGATGATCCATTCCACATTTTGAAATAATCTTTTACTTCATCTTCATGTTCTACTGATACTACAAAATAGAATCCTTCGGGTAATGCCATAATTCCTCCTTATCTTACTGGTAAACCCATCCAAATGGGGTTTCTCATGTGATGACCTTGGTATACAAATTCATCAGAAGATCTATCATTCAATCTTAACGCAAATGGTTTATTGCATGAATATACTGCAACAGTATCTGTTCCAGGTCCAATGTTTTCATAGTTGTACTGTCTTCCTTCACCATAACCTGTTCCAGCAAATGGATCACCGTCAATAGTTACACTTCTATGAAGTCCCCAATTTGATCCATCCCAATACCAGATTTGGAATCTAGAATTTGGATATACAAACACTGCATTATATGGAAGAGGACCTCTAGGAACAATATAATAATTACTGAGCATACAGAAT